CCCATGCGAATGGTATAACACAGTTGATTACGCCTGTTTTACTGTTTTGTTTTAAGCATAACCGTATCCTTTCTTTCACAGGTATGAATGTACCTGTACCCAATGATGTTACGTTCCTCCTATTGATTGATTCAAGTGGTAAGTTACGTAGTAATGAGCGTGCTTCCTTACTGTATACCCATGCTTTTGTTTCAATAACCTTCTTTAGTTTTCGCCTTAAATGTTTTATCTCCTTGTTTGATGCGCCGTAATACACACAACTCTTTGTGGGGTATGTTCCTTTCTGTACCTGCTTTAAGCGAAACATGCCCAGTATATCCAAGCACCTACTATTGTAGGTAAGAACCATACCCTTGTTATGAGTATGACAATGATAGCTGCCGTTGCCCCTAGTGCTGCGGCAATCGTACATACGACGCACTGCCAATACCTGCTAAGGTGTTCCATTATACTCATGTCAGTATCTCCTTAATTGTTTTAGATGTCGTCGAATTTCGTTATCGTCCATGCTTGGTAGGTTGTTGGCTAACTTCCGTAAGTCAATAAACAACTGCGTTCTATTCAGCTTCTTTGTTTCTTCGTTTACTGCAACCACCTGTTCAGTTCTTTGGTCGTAAGCGTGACAAATATTGTCACCAAGTTCCTTTAATGGTCTCTGTAGATTATCCATCTCTGTCATAACGTCCGGACGTTCTTTGGTTACATTGATAGTAATACTGTCCATCTTATTGAGTTCCGTACTCAATTGCTTGTAGTACTCCGATAACAGTGTGCCACTTGGTTTAACCGCTAGAACATACACTTCGCACAATGGCAGGTGAGGAAACGCTAGTCGATAGCTTGTGGCATGATCTACGACTGTCATTCCATCATTCCACCAAATACATCTGGGCATACGTTGTATAACTCAACTAACATCTCATTTGCCATGTTCCTTATCTCCCATTGAGCTGCACGGTCTGTTCGTTTACCTAAGAACTCATAGAAGGCTCTGAAGTTAGCTGTTACTACAAACCGTGTGTGGCAAGCATTGGGCAGTACACCACGGGCATCTTCTGCTTTCATACCATGGTTCAGTAACGAAGTGTAAATCTCTTGTGCTTGTTCAAGAGCCATCTCAAACAACTGTTCTTGTTCTTGCTCCATGTGTTTGTCTTTACATATGAATGATGGACGTACTGCACCAAAGCTGTCTTCTTTACAGTAGCGTTGACTCCGTACACATAGGGATAAGAACCTATGCCTTGATAGTTGTGCCAGTAAAGCACGGCTAACTTCACTTACTTCAAAGCTCGCTGATGCGTGTTCCGTAATAGAGTAGTGACCTTTGTTTAAACATGCTTTGATAAGCTTACTTGCTGAACCCTCCTTGGTTTTGTCGTGGCTGTCATAACATAGTCGTGCTGCATACTCTATAGCCTTTGCTGGTTCAGGTGATACCCATAATAGTTTAACTGTCATTAACTTTTCACCTCCATCTTGTTTAGGATGTTCTTTAAGTCTTCAATGTCTGCTAACATGTTTTCCTCCTTTTGTTTAACAATACTGCTGTATCATAAAGTCTTCTTTCGTTTCTTCAGTGGCTTCTTTACGTGTGAAGACCGCTTGTTGAACAGTCTTTTCTGTTACAACAGTGTTTTGTTTCCTTGGTTTTGCTGGTAGTTGCTTGTTATTCTGCATGTACACATCCTATTTGCTGACTTACGAACAGTTTGATTACCTGGTTACCTTCAAGGTCTGTCTTAACTACAACTGTGCCTCGCTTGGTACGGTAGCTCTTGCTCCATACACCTTTTATTCTTGTTCCTCCTAGTAGTTTCATTTGATGTTCTCCAATGTTAAATCTAGTTTTTTCGGATAAAGGTCAACTTCAATAACACCGTTATCTGTGTATACCGTTAATGTTATTTTGTCGTAAATACCAACGCCTGTATCTAACCTATCTCTTTTCACTGTTACTCTTCTTATATCGTGTATACTTTGGTGAATGCTCATCGTTCAACCCCCCCTTCCACCACATACCGTACAACGTGTACCGTCTGCACAACCTTCACCTGAACCGTTACATGCTTCACACATCATGTTTGATAGTTCTGATTCTGCTTCATCAATGAAGTCTTCAACTAAACTGAATAGTTCTTTCTCTTTGTTGTTTCGCTTTGGGTCGTCCATTAAATCAATGAAGTCTGCTACCAAGTCTGTGCCAAAGTCATTGTCTTTAGCGTACTTTATGATTGCTTCTCGTTGTACTGCTGTGTATGTGCTCATTCTTCTGCTCCTAAAATAATGTATTCCGACACCATGTACCATTGTATGTTACCTGCACATAACGCTTGTTTTGAATATCTATCCCCATGGTTATACTTGACAAATACTAAGTCGTTACCTTTTGGGTGTTTGTCACCTTGAAAGTGTGGTTGTCGAAGCCCTACTTCTCGTACTACAGTTGAATTTAACAGTGTATCAAAGGGTATTTTGCTTGGTTTAAGTAGGTGATTACCTCCGTTTACTTCGTTGCTTACTACATAGAACTCTTTGTCTATAACACGTTTCCAATCATCTAAACTAGGCTTAAAGGGTACCTTTTTACGATACTCCTTATTAGTTAACCAGTTAGGGTTTAAACAACTAATCCAAACTCCTGTACCATTTTGCTTGGATTCAATCTCGGCACCTTCTGCCCATGCGTGTATTAAAACGGCATGTTTATGTGTTTTTAATTCTCTGCTCATGATAGTTCCTCCTTTGTTGGTCTACGGCACTCTTCATATAAAGCTGGTTTACTGGCTGATGTCCAACTTGATTGTCCTTTTGAAAAAGTTGTTGGTTGACCGCTATCTTCATCAATACCTGCAAAGTTTCTGTGTATCCAGTAATCTTGTCCGTGTTGCCTTACTAACACTTTCTCGTCAATCTTGAAGTCGTCCCACTCTGATACTTCAACTAAATCGAAACTGTGTTCGGTTCCTTTTGAGTACGAACCGCGTTTTGTGTAGTTTATAACTCTCTCTTGTTCGTTAAACCACTCTACCAAAGCGACAATAGGGTACGGTGTCTGTTTTGGACGTAACATGTCGGTACATAGTACACGTACACTCTTACCATTTCTTGTTTTGTACTTCTTGTCCATTGTAATTTTCTTCATATCAAACTCCTTGTCTATCAAATATTAACCTGCACTGAAATCGGACATCACTGAACCTGCTTCTCTTCCTTCTTCAGCTTTACCAATAAGTTCGGCTTTCACGTCTTCTGGCTTTGCCCAGGTGTCTTCATCTGCCCAATCCTCTGGCAAAGTGTTACGTGCGGCTTCCTCATCCTCTGCAATAACTACAGCTCCACGGAATGTATCGTAGCCTGTAACTGTGTCCTGTGTTAATACGTAAATGTTCATATCAAACTCCTTGTCTATAAAATATAATCTAACATGTATAAGGTGTAGGTGTACGCCGAAGCGGTTACCACAAGTATCAGTGACCACCCCGCGTAGTATCTACTTAGCTTTCTTTCTAACCTCTTCAAGCTTTAACGCCTCCGTCTTTGTGCAGCGTGGACACAGCCATGTGCCCTTATGTGTCGTGTTGAATGGTTCCCGGCATTGTTTACATACGTGTACTTGTATCATTGTTAATCCTAATTTATCTTGAACGCTAAGTACATTTCACCACCAAGGTCAAGCTCGTGTTCGTTACCGTCATAGTGACCAAAGTGATGACCATAACCGTCATCCGATGAATATTCTTGCTGTAGTTCTTCAAGCTTATCCAGTGAAAGTACAAGTTTGCCAATGGCTTCATAAGCTTCTGCCTTTTGCATGGCTTCAATAACATCCATGTCGATGTTCAGTACATCTGCTAAGAATGAAGGGTTAAAGCAACCGAGAATGTATTCGTCACCACCTAGCTCTTCCTGTTGAATCTTGTCAATGGCGGTGTACTTGATAAAGCGGTAGTCGTTGACTTCAAAGTCATCTTCCATGAACTCTAGCGGAAGGTCGTCTTCTTCGACCATTTCTTCTTGTTCCTTTTCAAAGAAAGCGTTCATCTGCTTACGTGCTTGTTCTGTATTGTCTGTTAAATCAATTACTTCGTTCATAATATTCTCCTTGTCTATGTCTTAAATAATGAACCGTGCGTTCTTGCACGAGTGGAATGTTAGTGTGTTAGAGTTACCCGTTACTTCGTTCGGTTCAAACTCGTAACGTCCTTCTTCTTGGAACTTCTTCGTGAGTACATAAACATCTTTGCCCTCACTCGTAGATAATAACCCACGTTTGTTTTGTTTAAAAATACCTTCCATTGTTTTCTCCTTGTCTCTGTCGGTTACACTACCTGCGTCGTGTGTGACCAGTCACACATCCTCTAAGTAATTAGCAAACGAATCAAGTGTCAATTTATTGACACTCTGTTTTCGGTCATGCCTTCTGTTTCGTTTCACCTTGTTCAGTGTTTGACTGAATGTAAGGCACTGGTGATATATTAACGTGCTCTTCTTTGTAAACAGCTTTCTACATTTCTCACACTTGTAGATAGCCATCAGTACACGAGTAAGCCGTTTACTGGCTCGACGGGTACGCCATTGTTACTGCCTTTTGGTACGTAGTACATCCATGCTGATGTGGAGTCGCCTCCTTCGACTTTAATGCTTACAGTCGCTCGGTGAAAGCGGTTTGGGTAGTTTACAAGAGCGTCCAGTTCTTCCATGACGTAATCAGTTACTTTGTAAAACTCACCTGTCACTGTTCCAAGTAACCCTTCATTTGTGCCGTCCTCCTCAAGTGACACAATAGCGTAACCCTTGTCCGTCATAAGGAAGTTACTGGCTAAGGTAGAGGCGTTGCCAATGAATGTGGTGCCGTCATTAATATAGGCATTGTTGCTTTCGCCTTTTTTCATAGAACCGTAAACAAATACTTGGTTTATGGTTGCGTTACTCATTCTATCACCACTTTATCTGAACGTAGGGGCATAAACAGTACCTTCGTCTGTTTTATACCTTCAAATTGGCAGAGGACTGGTGTATTTGAATCACCTTTGAAGTCCATTCGCATCCCTTGGAAATCAGAAATACGTATGCTTCCTAGGATAAGTTTCATGTACGCCATGCTCAATGAGACGCTACCAATGGGTTCGCCAATAAGCTCTTCCTGTGGCATAAGACGGGTGATGTCAGGAAAGGTGTGTTCTGTACCGTCAGATACCTCCATTTGGATGATGGTTGTGCGCCCTCGAGCGTCTTCACAGTGGAGAAGCTTACTTTCCATGTCAATGTGACCAGTCACACTTGTTAATGGTATCTTTTTCATAGGACGGAAGAATAACTCCTCCGGCGTGGCAATGCCTTCTTGTACCTGTACAGCTAAATTGTAATTCGTGGCTTCAAGCATGTCGCCTTTAGCATGGATATAGGTTAAGTATTGGCGAGTTCCATCCTTACTTGCTAAGGCTTGACATAAACGTAGTCCAGCCATGTTTTTAATCTCGTATGTACTCATTCGAATAGTACCCCCGTAGTTATTTTTATGCCTGCTTCACAGAAAAAGGTTACTTCATGGGTGTTTCCTTCAGCATCCTTACTCTTTATATGAATGATGTCATAATGGTCCCCTTGTTCTGTAGTCAAACGCTTTCGCGTTTGCTTTATCTCTACAACGTCGTGGATTGTATTTGTTGTTAGCATTGTGTTGACTCCTTTGCTGCTGCAATAATTAGTTTTAAAATGGGTTTGTTAATACGCCACCAAGCGAGTGCGCCCTTTTCCATTTTATCAATAGTAAAGTCTTCGAAAGACATCCATTCGGTTATAAGGTGTTGTTGACAACCAATCGCCATAGTGTCTTTCGTTAAAACAACGTTGTAACGCCCTAACTGGATTGTGCGTAACTCGCAGTTGTTACCAGACACAATACCAACTATGGTGGTTTCGGTTAAGTCGGTATCCTTCATGTATGCCTTGTGAAACTCACTGTTACGTAGTGAGCTACAGCTTAAATCTGTTCCTTTAAAACTTACAAATGAAAAGTCTGAGTTTCGTAGGTCAACGTGTACCAATGTTGCTTCTCGGATAGTTGAAAAACTGAAATCAGTATACAACGCTCGTGAGTGGCTCATGTTGCTTCCACTTAAATCTGCCCTCGTAAGGTTAGCTTCGCAAAAGTCGGTGTGTGTTGCATCTACGTTGCATAAGTTCGCGTTACTTAAGTTGGCTCCAAAGAAGTCCGAAAAAGATAAATTCGCACCCTTCAAGTTAGCTTCGTGTAAGTTCGCAAAACATAAGTCAACGTTACGTAAATCTGCATCGCTTAAGTCGGCTCCGCTTAGGTCAATGTTTCGTATGTCTGTGTTCTGTAGTTGAGCCCCTCGTAAATTGGCACCGTGGAAGTTGGTTTCATCTAACAAAGCAGCTTCCAGTGTTTCTTTCATGGTCACGTGCGGTGACTCATAAAGCTTGTTGCCTTTCGTACTCATTATTCGCATGGCTTTCTCCTTGTCTATACGTTATTCTATGTGACTGGTCACACCTACCAGGTGAAACCTAGTTCTTCGACGGCTGCTCTGAAGTCGTTCAATAGTGAGGGTAAACGGGCGGTTAAGTTGGTTTCAGTGAAATCACCTAGTTCGGCATCCTGCCAAATAGCTGTGTTACGGGCTGGTTGCAGAAAGGGCTTTACAGCTTCACTTAAAACGTCCTTGGATATGGCGCGTTCTTTCTCACTTGTCGTAACATTGGCTAAAGCACATTTTACCGCTTCATGTACATGATACATCGTGTTCTCAATATAATACAGAGGACCATCAGTGGCACATAAGTGCCATTTAAGGTACTTCTCAAGCTCTGGGAAGTGCTCCTTAATGTCATCGTGACACATGCCAAAACAGATACTACTGGCATCGTCAAGCTTGCCTGCTTCATAAATATCTGCCGTCATAGCAAATGAGTTGTGACCATTGTTGCACTCGTCGTCAAAACGAATGTTTACAGTGATGTCAATAAGGCAACCGTGTTTCTTTGAATGGACACCTGTCTTCTTGTATGTCTTGAATTGGCTCTTTGTTAGTTTACTTTCGTTGTTATTTTTCATCATTCGCTCCTTGTCTATGTCTAAGTGTGACTGGTCACACAGGTGTCAAAATATTGACGGTTGCCTCTGTTAGAGGGTGTCAAAATATTGACGGTCTTACTCTTCTTCAAAGATTGTCCTTACAATCAGTAAAAGTGCGGCCGCTGATAAAGCTACAGATGCATAAAGTTCTACGGCTGGTGCAAAGTACACAAGAAAACTTAAATAGCTTGTTAGAAAAACGTACTCTTGAAATACGGTTACTCGTTTCATAAATGACTCCATGAAGCAATAGCTTCTGTGTAAAGGCTCTTGTGGTGTGGAGCGGTTACGCAGAAAGTAGCTTTTAAGGGCTGTAGGATGCGCTAGGTGACGTTTTTGGAGGGTTTGGTAAGCTACCCTACCTGTCCTTACCTAGGAGGGGCTTAGCTGCGTTGTTAGGTTTTCTGCAAATTAAGTTGTCCTTGCAGTAAGAAGGACCACTTATGCGGGCAACTATCCAACCCACAGGTACAGGTGAACCCGTTATGGCTTGCCAGGCTAAACGAGTGGGGGTTTGTCCGTGTATGAGGCGCGTCTTGCCGAAGGGGTTGTCTGCGCGTCTTTTAGAGCTCGTCCAGAAGTAGCCAGTGGTCGGGTCGTAAAAGATGCCTTCTAGGATGGTGTTCAGTAATGGGTATGTCGGGTAGCGTCCTTGAGGACGCTTGCGGGTGCTAGGGGACATGGTGGGGACTCCTTGGGTTTTGTTGCCTGCCTGGGGGATGGGCAGGTGGTTGGGGGAGAGGGTTTTAAAAGGGGGTGGAAAAGTGCCTTTCCGAGGGCAAATTTCCTGTGTACCCTATATAGAGGCGAAAATGAGGTCGTGTAAGAGCTTATATTCAGGTACATAGATAATAGAGTATTATAAACACAGTAAGAAACTATATATCATATACCATTTATACTTACACTACTGTGTTATAAAACTGCTTACGATTTTTTAAATTTACGTAAGAGTGAATACGCCTCTATATAAAGGAAACGGAAAGTGTTACTTTCTGCCCTTCGGACGGTCGAGCTAAAACAATCCATTTGCCCTTTATCTGAAAGGGTTTCTGAAATGTCAAGTTATTTATTATCTAAACTATCTCGAAAAAAGAGCATGTACGCAGTTTTCGAGCCTATTTCGAGCCCTTTTGTACACATTGGAAAGTGTTACACCTGAAACTTGTATAGTGTTAACAGCTAAAAAAAAGTTAACACTATTTTTTCGGTAACAAGAAAAATAAATATCTTGACATCTCCTCCAAACAGGAGGAGACGGCAGAATTTTCTTATACACGCAGATAGTTCTTGACAACTGTCCGCTGTTATGCATCACCCAATCAGGTCTTTCCCCGTGTGTTATACCACCGCACGAGGATTTCCAAGGCTTCTTTTTCTGTAACTGGTTTCATTGAGTCACCGCCACAGACCACTGTTCAGCGGTGATTTCTTCTACTGTTATTGCGTCGATTTCTTTATCGACGGGCAGGTCTTTGAACAACATGTCACCACCATACTGTTGAATGTAAGCTTTAAGCTCTTGAATAGTCATTGTTCGTTATCCTTTATTCTTTATTACTGTGACCAGTCACACGTCAAATTATTGACACAGCTGTTCACATCACTTGGTTTGAACGCCAAGCATAAGCCACTGAAGAGCGTCAAAATTTTGACACTTAGGTATTCTTGTAGAACGGCTAAGCTATGCCCTTTCGCTGGCTTATGTTTGATGTACATAGATGCATGAACCATTGCCCATTGCTGGAGGACATATTGATTCATGCATACCTCATTTCGTATAGGTCGCCGCGTGTTACTATGCATTGGTTGTCCCTATTAAAAACTTCTCGAAAGGCAATTGCCCACGGACACTTTGCAGCATACATAACCGAGTACACCTCGGCACGAGTCTCGCACTCGGCTACATGGAGGATTTTCCATGGTCATTGCGTCATGCTTGTTAGCGGCTTACCGCCATTTGGTTACTGTGACTGGTCACACTTTATTTTAAGGGCGCAGTTATCCCGTCACGAAAGCGTTAGCTCTCGCGGTTATCCCTTAGTTGTAACCATCCTTGAGGGTACTGTTGCCAATACACTCAAGGATAGCGGCGCGTGTTATTGCGCCGTGGTTCCCTTTACTTGTTAGCGGCTAGGGCATCGGACATCGCCGCCATCACCTCGCCTTGTACGGCGGCTAAACCGTACTTTTTAATCAAGGCGGTTATTTCGCTATTGAGAGTTGGCGAGTCTTTCTCTTTCTTGGTGGCTGTATCTTTGGTTGTTGTTTCGGTAACAACTTCCACCTCTTCAGGTTCAGAATCTACCGTGACGTTATCATCGGTCGTTGCATCCTCGGTCGTGGGTTTCTTGCACGCTTCTTTGACCGCGTTGCGGCTCATGGACGCATCAACAGTTACGCCTTGCGCGTCTGCTTTCTTCAATACGCTGCGATATTGAGAGATTGAATTCCTATCACGTAATGAGTCCGCCTTGCTAGTGGTACCACGGTTCATTTCTTCAAGTGAAGCTTTTACAGCGGTTGCCGTTTGTTCGGCATAGGCTGTAAAACCGAGGTCATTAAACGCCTGGATGTGTAGTTCCCACACGGAACCAGCGGCTTTATCAGTCACTAACCTTGCATTCTTCGTTTCATTTAATATAAGTAAACCATAATTTGTTTTCATTGTCTCGTCTCCTTCGTCTCTCGTCTATGGTGTAACACTATCACGGTGGGAAGGTATGTCAAGCTTTTATTTTACCCTCTGCCACTTGGCAGTTGTTACGTGTCGGCTACGTCTCCACTGCCGATAGGTGAACACTATCACCGCCAGAGAATCCTGTCGAGCGTAAAGATTACCCCTCGAGGCGTAAAGATTACCCCTTGACAGCACCCCGAATGGGAGTACGTGGTCAGCTGTGAGGGCCCACATCCACCGCGCACACCCAAACCCAAATAATAAATCTAAACAATCTCAACTATCCATACTCAACTTTACACTCCCCACTAACCCCTATCCACCACCCACCGCAACAACCAATACTCAACTATAAAGAACCACCTACCCCATTTCCCAAAAACAATAACCTTTACAATCTAAACAACCTCAACTATCATCCCACCATGATAGGAACGCAAGAAAGCACGCTTACGATGAAGATAGGTTTTGCTGCCGAGATAATTGGTTGCACTACTGAACACGTCCGTTACTTACACAAGCAAGGTGAGTTAACTCCCTGCTTCATAAGCAAGGGCGGTACGCGCTATTTTTCAGCACAAGATGTTTATGCATTCAAGAGGAGATTTAGAAATGAATGACCCTACAACACAGGCAAACCCGTACGGCGAAGACCTGGAAAAGATTTCCCCACTCGCCAGTATCTACATGTCGGATGACGAAGACGAAGACGAAGACGACCAGAAGCGTTGTGAGATTCTGGACACAGCGAAGTCATTGATATGTGGCGACCGCCAAGACAGTTACGGTGACGCCCGCAGCATGCACGAGCTCATTGGTTCGTTATGGTCACCTGTACTAGGTGTTCATGTCACACCCGAAGACGTTGCCCGCTGCATGATTTTACTGAAGGTTGCCCGTTCGACGATGTCGGATGACACAACCACCGCAGTAGACATCTGTGGGTACGCTGCTTTATTAGGAGAGATGCAACACAACAACGAGGAGTCAGATTTTGAGTGTTCTGTTTAGGTGGGTATAACAGAAAAACAAGTTGCTTTACTTGGATGTAACCAGTAGCATACGTAAGCTACTAGGGGTTACACATGAAGAACATAAAATGGAAAAACAAAGCAGGAAGCAAGGCATATTACGCGTGGCGTAATATGAACAGGAGATGTACAAACCAAAAAGATTCTTCATATAAAAGGTATGGTGGTCGAGGTATATCGGTATGTACTGAATGGCGACATGATTACGATGCTTTTTATTACGATATGGCAGGCGGTTTTAAGGATGGTTTGCAATTAGATAGGACAAACAATAATGGAAATTATTCAAAAGATAATTGTAGATGGGTTACAGTAAAAGAAAACCAGAACAACAGAAACAATAACGTAGTGATTAACCATAATGGAATAAAGAAGACTATATCTGAATGGGCAGACCACCTTAATCTGTCCAGAAAAGAGTTGGCTAAGGTCTATAAAAGATACAGCTTCTATGGTGTTGACGATTACGATTCACTGTTTAGTAAAACACATCTAGCAACACAAAGACTTGCTTTACGTCATAGTGAATGTAAAGAGTGTGGAAGAACTGAAACATGTAAATGGAGAAGTGATGGTACAGTCTGCAACACGTGCTATTGCAGGAATTTAAGGAGGAGTAAGAATGAAAGGTAAGAAATATGACGAGGGTAAACCACGTTACTCGTTGTTACCAACGAAATCATTGCGAGAAATTGTACGTGTACTCACCTATGGAGCAGAGAAGTACGCCGATAACAATTGGAAGTTAGTAGAAGACGCACATGACAGGTACATATCCGCAGCTATTCGCCACATTGAAGCCTACCGTGAAGGTGATGTCCTTGATAGTGAGACATCTTTTCATAACCTCGCACATGCAGCATGCTGCCTAATGTTCCTTGCTGAGCTGGACATGCAACACGACAACGAGGTATCCGATTTTGATTGTATGGGCTGACTTTATTTTCCCACCTGTAAACTTATATGTAATTGGAGCAGCACACATGGCACACAGAGATTCAACAGAACAACGCGCAGTACACGAGCAAGCAATCATTGAAGCGTCACGTACAATCGCACGTCACGAACGTGAGCTTCGTGAGATTAACAATCGTCCAGAACCAATGGAAGAACTTTCTGAAACAGCACGTCAAGACGCTTCTGACTTCAACATGTACCAAGCAGTTGCAGCGACGACGTTCATTGTAGAAGGTGATTACCGCCTACCTTATTTGGTATGTGGTTTAGCAAATGAGGCTGGTGAAGTTGCGGGTAAGTACAAGAAGTTTTTACGTGGTGACGTTGAGGAAGAGGAGTTCATTGAGCAGGTAACAGGTGAACTTGGTGATGTTCTTTGGTACCTAGCCACTCTTGCAAACGAGCTAGACATTCAACTTGACACTGTAGCCATGAACAACCTAAGCAAACTTGAATCACGCATGGAGCGAGGTCAGATTAGAGGTAACGGAGACAACCGTTAAATTGACATTGTCAAGATAAACGTGAGGTTATGCAAATGGCTAACGTAAATAGCTCTTACAAGAGCGGCATAAAACATGACTGGACTACACGCAGCGGTCTTAGCCCAACCCTTCATACGGTTTGTGGCAAGGCTGTTGCTCACGAGTTAGCGGAATACATTGAGCAGGGCTGTCCATTAAACGTAGCACTTGATTTAGCAGGCATTCCTGTTCAGTCGTTCGAGGTTTGGGTAAAGGCTGCTGCCATAAAGAAAGAACCTGAGCTTTGGGCAGTCACTCTTGTACGTAAAGCAGGTGCAAGCTTTCTGTATAACACTGTACTTGACCTTAACCTTTCCAGTGGTCAAGACTACCGCAAGGCTATTGAAGTTCTACGTTTACGCGACCCAGAGAACTGGGGCAAGGGCGGTGTTGCTTCTGTTGAAGACAGTGAAATTGACGGTTCATTCTTATAGTGTCTAGCTTCTGGCGATTAGAAGAACCCATCATTTCTGAAACCACTGGTGCTGTCATCATGGGTGGCATGTGGTCAGCGCAGCTAGAGCTTTGGAAGAGTGAGCATTACGTTAAGGCTTACTTGGGTGGCTTTGGCAGTGGCAAGTCAATGATACTGTGCAAGCGTGCAATCTCTTTATGTTTAGAGAACGCCCCTGTACCGATAATGATTATCAGTCCATCCTATCGCATGGCTAAGCGCACAGTGTTACTTGCTTTGATGACCTTACTTGAAGGGCGCAAGATTAAGTACGCCTATAATAAAACAGACAGTGTCTTTGAGTTAACGTTCCGTGGAAAGAAAGGAACCATCTTCATTGGTTCAGCAGAAATCCCTCAGACATTGAAAGGTTCGAACATCGCGGCGTGTCTTATTGACGAAGCGTTCATGTGCTCATGGGAAACAATTGAGATTGCCATGTCCCGTATCCGTGACCCTGCATCCAAACATCGTGAGCTTGTTCTTTGTGGTACACCTGAAGACGGTTTAGGTTCATGGGGTTACGAGATGTTGTTCGGTGACAAGAAGAAGAACTTCGACATCAGCGTACATGAGGCATCCACATTAGAGAACAAGGCTTTACCGAAAGAGTTCGTTGAAAGTTTACTTGCAGCATACAGCGACGAAGCACGCGATGCTTACGTATATGGTAAGTACGCCAACCTAACAGTCGGTCGAATCTATCCACACTTTGATTCAGAAACAATGGTGATGAGAAAGGTACTTCCTACAGACCCAACGATTGAGATATGTGCAGGCTTGGACATGAACGTTGACCCATTCTGTGGCGTACTCTTTTGGGTTGACCCTAACACGTTATGTATGCACATCTTTTCTGAGATACATATCACAGGTGGTTGTGATACTTGGCAAGCGGTCGATGCTCTTTGGGCGGATTCGTTTGGGCGGTTGAGTGTGTTCATGCCTGACCCGAGCGCAACGCAGAGAAAGACCAGTGCACGTAACGGAACAACTGATGCAACCATCATACAGACGAGTGGCGACAGACTACGCGGCAAGCCTTTTGCTCTACGTGCAGCGAGAAGAACACCGCCATTACGAGATAGATGGAACAGTGTAAACAACCTATGTAAAGAAGGTAAGCTAACGATTGACCCGAAATGTATACATGCCATTAAATCATTATCACGCTCCACCTATGATGGTTTCAAGAAGCACGATGGGCTAGACCATATGGCAGATGCCCTTTCATACCGCATCCATTTAGAAGACCCAATAAAAAATAAAGTAAAAGAAATGCGTCAGTGGTATTGACAAAGGATAATTTGCTTTAAGACAGCTGTAATGTAATGTTGCAGCCTTCAGCGATGTAGTGCAGGAGCGTTCATGTACACAAAAGAAGAACTTGAGAAATTCATTAAGCCCCACGAAGACTTAGAAGAACACAGTGATGACTACGACTTATTTGTTGCGAGTTACACAGGTGGTTCCGAGTACCGTGAAATGAAATATATCAAGCGGCACGAGCGTGAGTCCAAGCAAAGTTACAAACGCCGTGTTGAAGAATCTACTTATGTAAACTACTGCGCTCCACCGATTGATATTTACAATGCATACTTATACAAGGAAAACCCACAACGCCGTTTCAGTGGCAACATTGCCACGAGTGATACACTTGCTTCATTCTTAGAGGATGCTGACCTTCAAGGACGCAGCTACCGTGAGCTTATGCCTTCCTTATCTCGATGGGCAAGTGTATACGGGCACTACGGTGTTATCGTAGACAAGCAACGTATGACTGATGCATTGAGCCGTGAAGAAGAAATCACAGCAGGTCTTCGTCCATACATGGTTTATTACAAACCATCGGACATTGTTAATTGGTTCTATGATTACACATACAACGGACCACCAGAACTAAGCCGCCTTATTTTGAAAGAGAAGTCTGCTGATGCGAATGACGAAGAAACCATATACAAAATTTGGGAAAGACATGCATGGTCATTGTACGGTGTCACCCACGTCAACGGTCATGCACCAGAGTTCCGCTTAATTGATAAAGGCGAGAACACATTGGGTGACATTCCTTTTGTACTTATCATCAACAGAGATGCGTTTGAACGCATGCGTGGTCTATCTGACATCACGGACATTGCGGAAGTAAACAAGAACATTTACCGCATTGATAGTGCAGCCAATGAAATCATTGAGGACACAGCGTTCCCATTTCTTGAAACACCTGTTGACCTAACAGGACCTATCAGCACAGAAGACATCACCATTGGTTCAGGCAATTCTTTACCCCGTGACATCAACGATACAGTAGGGCATCGTTGGATTGAAACGAATGGTTCATCATTGCAACAGTTACTTGTATGGCGACAACAAGCCGTCACAGATATTGCACACATGACAAAGATGGGTGAGTTCTCGGGAACAACCAGGCAAGGCGCAAGTGCGACCAGTGGCATTGCGATGGATGCACGTTACCAACAATTGAACGCTGTACTGACAGAGAAAGCACGTAAGATGGAATATGCTGAACGTCGCATCCTTCAATTGGTTATTGATTGGGAAGGTGGTGATGGCGAAGTAACTGTGAAGTACCCACGGAAGTTTGGTATTCGTGATGTTGTCCATGACTTAGATACAGCTATCCGTGCGAAGGATTTAATTGTAAGTCCTGTTTACGACAAGCTTATCCAGAAGTCTATTGCCAGTCGCACCCTTGCAGATATTGGTTACACTTCTAGAGAGATTGACGAAGCTGAAGATGACATTGACCAATACGCTTACATCCCATCCTCACAACAGTTTGCTTTAGCAGGTGGCATGAACGGTGTATCTGTAGTTGAAACAACGAAGTCTGCACAAGACCAACGTACCCAAGCAGTGCAAGATACTACTAACCCTTCTGACAATAAGGCGAACGACAACACAAAGGCAAAGGATAAAGTAACAGGGAACAAT